TTATATCCCATAGTTGGCCGTCAGCACTTCAACCTTCCGCTTCATGTATCCGCTCTTCGCTGCCACGCTCACACCAGTCTCCAGGCTCCACTGACTACACTTGTGTTCCTTGGCAAAGCGCATCAGCAGCTTTGAAGGATAGCTGCTCAGCAGAAACTTCCCTTTGATCTTCGCCAGCGTCTCCAGCAATTTCTCAAAGTCACCTTCAGTGTAGCCGTCATAGTGGCCACAATCGCTGTTAAAGTATGGAGGATCACAATAGAAGAAGCTCCGCTCAGTATCACGGCTGTTGATAATGTATATCGCATCAGCACATTCAATCTGAACATCCTGAAGCCTGCTCGCGATCTCCTCCGTGAAGTTCTCCCGCTTGTTCCTGATCTTCGTGGTAGTGGTGTGCACGCTCTTGTCATATCCCCAGGAGCCATCGAGCATCGAGCTGAAGCTCTGGGCGCTCAGCACCCACACAGCCCAAGCCCTTTGAACATCATTAAAAAGGTGTGGATTAGCATAGATCACGTTCGCATCCTGGTGAGCCTTTCGGCTGTGCAGAGTAACCCGAACCATTGTTTGCAGGTCAACAAACTTCTCCTTGCAAACCCGGTAGAAGTTTATCAGCTCCTTGTTGGTGTCATTGATCACTTCAATGGCGCTGCGTTGCTTGCCAAAGAATACAGCAGCTCCGCCAATGAATGGTTCACAATACAAGTTGTGTTCCGGCATTCTGGTAAGGATAGCGGTGAGCAACTTTTGCTTGCCGCCATAGTAGGTAATGGGTGTTTTTAAATTCATGAAGTATTGGTTGGATGCTTATTTCCCCAATACCTTTCATTGAACTAAGTGGTTTAATAATCCGCATCGAGCGGAATCATCACACTGATATTATAAAGTTTAGATGTTGCGTAGCCTGTCGATATCTGTAATGTTGAAGGGCTTCCACCCGAAAGAACCATATTAGCAAATATGCTATCGCTGGCCTGTGTAACAACAAAACCAATTTCGTGAGATGAGGCAAGCGTCCCATTCGGTAAGTTAGCGAATACCTGGTTGGTCGCTGAGGCTGAACTTAGCTGTCCTCGTATATGAAGAATGCCTTGATCCGTTATACGATAGGCTGCTGCATTCAAACCGGAGCTAGTCCAGCCGTTGATCAATGTTAAATTCGTCCAGGCAGGATTCGCCTTGTCTGATTTAGCAACCAGCGCTGCCGTTATCTGCCCCGACACATCCAGCATCGAGTTAACAACATCGCTCAAAGAGACAACCGCGCTAAAATCAACCAGCCCGGTTCCGGTTGTGCCAAACACCCAGGCAAAAGTTCTCGTGTTGAGTGTGTCCCTGTTGGTATTGTCTGAATACTGTAATTGAACCTTGGTCTCAACCAACTCCAGCCTGGGAACATCTCCTCCGCTCGCAGTGCCGCTAAAGGCAGGCACACTGTAAATCTCTCCCGATTTCAGAATAGCCCCTGCGCTGATAGTGTATGTGCTGCCGCTTCCACTGTTCACACAACCCCGCAGCACAATATAACTGGAAGAGCTGTCCACAAGTCCTTTAGTTATATCGGACAATGCATCCACGTAAGCAGCCTCGATATGCTCATAGAGCGCTTTCACATTGCCAAGCTTGCGCACACCAGCTTGAATATCCGTGAGAATTAGTTTTTTCATACAATAACTATGTTAAAATTGTTTGAGTTGTACTTTCTTATCCAGGCCTCCATTTCACTCTCAACGAAAGTGATTGTGTTGGGCACGTTCACAGTAAAATCATTTATCACTACTGTGTAGGTTTCACCAATGCCGCCATTGAAGTCGCTGCCGCTTCCAATGCTGTCGCTCCAATCGCTTCCATCGCCAATAACGTTGCTGTCATCATTGCCCAGGTTGTTCGTTATGGTTATGCCTGCCCCGAACCGGGCAATAAGCATTTGCTCTAAAATGAAAGTCTGCCCGTTATACTTCATCTCCTCCCACTTCGCATTCGAGAACTCCAGCCACCGGTTATGTATCTGTTCGAGTGGCTTTAGAATGGCCTTCAACCAGGCCACACGCACTGACTTTCTGTGGATGCCTCCAAGAAGTTGCTGGATCAGTTTAGGGAAATCAATATTGTAACTTACTAAAGGCATCAGGCTGCTACATAGGTTATCATGTCATCAAAATCAATGGCAGAGTCCTTCTCAATATATCCCGCAACAGGTGTGTAAACCCGGTTCACATCAGCATACGAACCGGCATCAGTCTTGGCTTCCACCACACCCATGATCACTTCTTTTATAACCCGCGAGTCATACTCTTCTATCCAGTCTCCGTGTTTGTTAATGCTGTACTCACCATTAAATGGCAGGTTCGCCAAGTAATCAACAAAGGCAGGTTCAACTATGGCCTTCACATCATCCAGCGGAATCGTTCCATCGTAATACACGGTCATAGGTGCATTCAGCTTGTCGCTGTTAAAGCTGGTTGGTGTGGCTATGCGCGATCCGGCCCACTGAATCTGATTCACATAAGTAATAAAGGCCGTGAGCTCAGGGGCGCTTAGAGCCACCGGTGTGTCTCCGCTCAGCTTGGCAACTTTTACGAATGTTGTGCCGCCATTCCTGGGCACCGCGCAGCGCTTAATTATCTGCTTGGTCTCATCGATAGTGGCATAGTAATACTTGCCGATCTCCTCATCCCAAAGAAGTGCATCGCCATATTGAAACTTCAAACATTCACGGTGCAGCCACCGGTCAGGCATAGGAATAAAGCTGTCGATCTTCTCCTGTATGGCCTTCTCCCTGTCCTCCCACAGGCTGTCCATGATCATGGCCACACCGGCACCGATCCACATCCACAGGTTATACTCAGCCGTTTTGCTCGTGCTGGTTAGTCCATCGAGCGTGGCGTCAGCATCCTTCGCTCCATAGATCAGGGCATAATACTCATTCACCCTTTCCTTGAAGGTCTGCCATTGGGTTAATATGTCATTGGTAGAGATCATGATAACATCGATAAATATTTGTCTTTACGCTCCTGCGTGAAAATTTTATCCGGTGGCGTCTGGCTGAGGAGCGATTGAGCTAATGTAATTGCCCCAACCTCCAGCAATGTCTTTATCGTTGCAAACTTCGATAGCTGATCGAGGCTCTCCGCGCTGGTGATGTCCAGTTTTTTATTATCGAGCAAGTAAGACTCGATAATAATTTTGCCCTTGGCTATCTGTTCCTGTAGAAGCTGCTGGTCGCTGTCCAACCCACTCAACTCTTCTTTTGTGAAAAACTGCTCGTAACCATCAAGCACCGGCACAAGCCAAAACTCTGTGTGCTCCGGGTCGCAATAGTTATTGGTGCCATTTTGCCAAATGCCCTCCGCAAGGCAATCTTTTGTTACTCGCTCATTCAGAGCAATCGCATCTGCTTCAGTGGTGAGTTTAATATATCGCATATTTGTCGTTAAGGCCATCTGATATTTCAATGCACTCAGCTTGGCTGCATGATCTGTTCCAGATTACAACCTCTGCCACCTGAATAACCCCATTTGAATTGCTACCTCCTTCTCCGCTTATATAAGAAAATTCAAATGATGCCCACGGATAACTTCCACTCGGAGTAACTGCCGCTCCATCGCTAATGAAGTTTGCTCCCGATAAAACAACTATGTGGGGGTTTGCATCCCCAATTCCATTATCAGAATAGACGGCTGTGTTGTTACTTCCACCTATGCCAACAGTTTCGGTAAAAGACACGTTCGTAGTTCCATGTTCAGCTATAAAACAATTACCGCTCGAACTACCCAGTAGTGCTGTTAAGTGGGCATTTGTACCAGCAGCATTAGATTGTTTTCTAAATACTATGGCAAGAGTTTGATTTCGGTTCACACCAATGCTACTGCCGCTTAAAGCAAGTCTCTTATTGGCATTAAAAAAATCAACGCTTGGTTTGTTATTGAAGTTGGCGTCATTCAGAATAAGTCTCGGCTGATTGCCTGCGGTAGTCTGCGCAAAAATTATTCCCCTGGTTTTCTCAACCCATTTGCTTATCGCACCTAAGTTAGTTTGCGTATCCAGGCCAGCGCAGGCATCAAGCCAAAAAGTGCATCCACTAAAGCTATACGCTTCGTTGTTCATCTGAAAATTCAGAGAGGGGAATCCCCTGAACATTGGCCCTTTTGGAAATCCTTTAAACATATCAGCTTAATTCTCCTATCGATGCCGTCACATGAATGTTGCTGCTCACCACGGTTGCACCAACCTGTATCTTCTGTCCAGACTTTAGCTGGAGATCGTTGAACGAAATCGTTACCTCAGCAGTGGCAACGGTTGTGCTGCTCGTTACTGCACTGTAAGATGCTTCCGCCAGCAATGTAGGGTTGGCTCCGGAGGTATCGGTAACCCACACCAGTGCGAGACCAGCAGCGCTGTTGCCAGCATGCTTAAACTTGATCTGCGTTACCTTGGTGCCATCCGTTGCTGCTGTAACCAGGTCTTTTATGTTGGTTGTGGTAGCTCCACTTTTATCAGTAGTGGTGGCGGTAATTAGTGCCAGTTTGGTCTCTGGCTTCAGTGCGAAAACGGGTGATGTATTTTGTGACATAAAATATTTTAATAAGCGTTGAACATATAAAGTTTAGCCCCTGCGTTGGCAATGGTGGCCGCGTTTAATACCTCTTGCCGCACTGCCGCCATTGTGGCGATTTGTGTAGTGTTCGTTCCTAACGCTGCTGTGGGTGCAGCAGGCGTTCCAGTGAATGTTGGAGAAGCCAGGGGTGCCTTCAAAGCCAGTAGCGAGGTAATAGTAGCGGCAAAATTGGCATCATCGCCAAGAGCCGCAGCTAACTCGTCCAGTGTGTCGAGAGCCCCCGGAGCAGCACTGATCAATGCGTTGATAGCCGCCACAACAAAAGCCGTGGTGGCGAGCTGCGTGCTGTTAGTACCCTGGCTGGCCGTTGGCGCTGTGGGCGTTCCGGTTAAACCAGGTGAAGCAAGTGGAGCCTTCAGCGCCAGCTCGTTAGTCAATGTGTTTTGGTCAACCGCACCATCCGTGTTCGATCCCAGTGCAGTGTATAGTTTAACAATTCCAGCAATCAGGGCTGTGGCTGCTGCAACACTGCCACCCACGATCTGGAAGTTGGTTCCATCATAAGCCAGGTTCAATACTTGCCCTGCTGCAATGTCACCTGATACCAACGCACCGCTCACGTTCTTCTTTATGGCTTTCGCTCCCAGTCCGTTCACGTTAATCGTACTGGCACCGGTGTTGGCATTAGTGAACTTCACCTGGAATATCTGTCCGGCTGTATAAGCTGTTGGTGCAGGTGAGAGCGTGATGGCATACGTATCCGTGCCGGTGGCTGTTGCAGATACCGCAAGTGAATCCTGGATGGTACGTGTTACTACATTCTGATTGATGGCTCCATCCGTTCCGCTTCCCAGGGCAGTGAATAGTTTAGCCTTGCCCTTTGTGGTAGGTGTAGCATCGGGAATGGTTGAGCTGATCTGCCTCCAAAGTATATCGGTGGTCTCCAGTGTAATATCTATCGAGTACTGAGTCCATGCTGTTCCAATGTTTACCGTTCCCTCCGCTACCTGCACAAGGGCTCCTTGCAATTCTATACCTGTGTCAGCATCAGTTGTTCTTGTCCAGTCTCCTGCATCAACCAGGTACAATCCATTCTCACTCACGGTTGATTGATCTTTCACCAGCACCCGGTCTCCTGTCACCACGGCAACTCCATCAATGGTCTGCTCACCGGAAAGCGTGATGTCGGCTGTAGTGGCCGCACGTGCATCGCTCTTGGGCTTCAAACCGTCAATAGCTGCATTGAGCTGCTCAAACGTTACAGCCTCACCATTCTCTGTGGCAGCGAGCAATTGCTTGATACGGTTGCCATTCATATCAATGTCACCCTCCATCGCCTGGCTACCATCTTTCTTGAAGAACTCTACACCTAACAATGCCGAGATGAAAGTCTTCAATTGATCGGGATTGGTGGCTTTGTTACCATCCACTCCCAACGGAATCTTCTCACTGCCCGTTAGGACTGAAATAATTTCGCGCTCTGATATTCTTTGGCTCATGTTAGTTCTCCAGTAAAATGAATCCTGAACCTCCTTCCAATACAATAAATCCTTCGTCTCCTTCCATCAATACAAATTCACCAATCTCTCCCCCTGTGTTTACTTTGTGCCTGAGCGCCCTGTAGTATTGAACCACATCCAGGTTGGCGATATCATTTGTGTTCACATTGATCACCGCGCCAGTCACAGGTTCATCTTCAAGGCCAATTCCGTTTTCCTTCAGCAACGCCACCAGCCCTGCAATGTCTCCTGTCTCCTGCAATGCCAGGTCAATAATATTCTGATCACTATCCACAACTGTATCCTGAACTTTGATAACAACAGCAGGAGGAAAGAGAGGTCTTACCTGCTTCAGCTCCAGCACACGCTCGTCATTCACATCCCGCTCAACCGCATCCGTCTCCACAGCATCTATTGCCAGCCCGTTATCACGTGCCAGGTCGGGCAACCCTTCTATGTGGCCATAAGATCGAATGGCAACATCCACCAGGCTCTCGTCTTTATATGTTGTGATCTTGCTCATTATTCATAAAACGCTTCAACCTGTACCTTGCCATCCTGGGTAACCACCACTTTCCTCACGGTCATACCATCAGCTCTAAACTGGGTATTGATCTCTCCATACAGGTCGCCCAATAAATCATCATTCAAAAACCCAACTACACCCACTCCTGTTTTTGGGAATTGCCTCAGCTCCCCCTTGTTCAACATCATGAGTAAGTCCTGGTGCTGCGTGGTGCTCTCACCAGAAATAAAATCCCCGTCTTCAATGCGCAGGTCAAAATCTTCATCGAGTAAATAATCCGCTGTCATCAGTGAAGTATTTTGTCATCCTGTTTATCCTCATAGTTGCCAACAGCCTTGCCGCTCAATTGAGATGTAGCATAAGCTTTCAATGCTGCCCCTCCATCATTCGCTACTGGTGTCCACCCTGTTAATGAATCTGCCAGGGCTTGCACCACCTCGTTGGTTTTATCTAGCTCCGCTTTTATTGCTGGCCAGTCCACTATGGGGCGAGCCCCACCAAAGAATACAACCTTGGTCACCACAGTAAAGAGCATGACGAACCTGGTGCTTAGATCATTCCCAATAAGGCCAACCACCACGGAGGAACCCACACCAGGAATTTGCACCAGGCCATCATGCATATCTTCATCAATGGAAGCCTTCAGCCTCACATCTTCAATTTCAGTTCCATCAGCCAGCGTCACCACACAGCTCGCCTTGTCTTCATCCACACTCTCCACAGTAGCGATCTCACACTGCACCGGTGCGCCAAAGCGTGCTTTCAAAGCTTCATTCAGTTTCTCCTGGTCTTTGGTCATACACTGGTTTTAATTCCAAGTTCAATCTCCCGCCTGGCTCCACGATAGCCGAAAGTCGTAGTCACACTGTCAATAATGTAGCTGCCATCACGGGCACCATTGTAGATCGGGTCTTGCAGATCGCAGATCATGAGTGGCTCCGCAAACGGGTAAAGGAAAGTTTCAATGCCCCCTTCAAAACCCTCGAACTTATATTTCTGCAAATCATTCTTGGCCAGCTTCACCAGCTCCGCCTCACTCGAAACATTGTAGTAATGAACGGTCTTCTGTTCACCATCCTTGTCTCCAATGATCTGCTCCGTTTCTATTTTCGTATTGTTCAACCGAAACCCGATCGGCTTTATCCTGATCCTGGTGTCATCATCCTTCCGGTAAGAGAGATTGCTCTCGATCACGTTCCAGGCAAGGCTGTGCTTCACTCTTCCATAAGTGAGCTGATAGCTCAACCCGGTGAACAGCTCCCTGCCCCGCAGGTAACTGGCCAGCCCAAAGCTTTCCCTTATCTTCTCCAGGGCTGTGGCGGCATTGTTCCCGGCAGGCATGGTAAATCCTTTCTCATTGGTAAAGTTTACATCGGGCAGCTTGTTGCTCAGCGTGAGCTGCGCCTGCGGATGTTGGGTATTCACCTGGTCAACGATATACTTCACCACCGTTTTCAAAGTGGCCTTGTCTTCCTTCTTCCAGGTCTTCACAATGGGCGTGCGCTTCATCCAATACACAACATCCTCACACTCGATCTCAAATGGAATATTCGGCTTCAACTTGCTCACGTAGCCATTAAACTCTTCGTGTTCGGTAAGGCCGAGGTATTTTAACTTCACGCTCACCGCGTCACCAGTGGCCAGCACATCCTCAATGCTCTTGGTCTCCAACTGTGGCGTGCGAACATGGCGCGGAAGTTTGATCACGCACTTGCTCCCGATCTCCCGCCAGCCCTTTTCAATACGCACCTCGTTCACCTGGCGAAACCGGTAGTTGCCAATAGTGATATCACAGAACAGCGCAAAGCTCATAATCAGTAGTCTCATGCATTCGTTTCTACAACTTCCAGTTCAAATACTTCATCGCTATAACCGATCAGTATGTAAGGCTGAAAGGCTACGTTGCCCTTCACCGCAGGAAAATCAAAATCCTCCAGCGCAATGTTTTGTATGCCCCACATGGTAGTGATGGCATTGTCAATACTCTTCGGCCCAGATGCCAAACAGATATCGCGCAGCCTGATCAACTGCTCCTCCGGGTAGTCCTCCGGATTCTCTTCATTGACCAGCACACCCTGAATCCTGATTCGGAACAGGTTAAGGTTTATCTCTTCCAGCACGTTCTGCCGGTTCAGTTGTCCATTCACATCAAGCCGGGTAAGCTTGGTCTCGATCAAATTGTTTCCCCCGTTGATGCTCACCGTTGGCTCGTTGGGCAATTGAAACCATCCCGGATCATTAGGCGCTGCGCTTACTTTAGAGATCAGCCTGGTGGGAAGCGTGAACTCAGTTCCCAGGCCGCTACTGAATTTGAAAGCCCCACGAAGCGCCTTCAATCCACCAAGAGGATTAATGCCAAGTTCCCTGCTTTGAAGCAGTACTGTTGGGTATGGCGCACGCACATGGCCAAAGGCTTTTTGATAAACCTCATTCAGGTCATACTTCCTGCCATGCTCTCCTGGTGTTTTTATGTCAGCCATTTTTATTGTGCCTGTGCGTAGTTAGCGGAGTTCACTGCCCTGGTCACAGCTTCCACAGCCGTGCGCTCAACGGTCTTCATTAAACTCTTTATTTCTATTTCACCATTCACTTCTCCAACGGTCTCAATGCCGTTCAGCCTTTCAATGTTTATCGTTACGTTTATCGCTTGCTTCCCTCCTCCGGTTATCTTGTCCACACCATCAATGGCGTTGGCGTCCTTGCCGCCCATGATCTGGTCTTTTACTCCGCTCCAGTCATCACCCTTCAATTTCTTCTCGCGGATGTAAGCCATAACTTCATCATTGCGAAGTTTTGATAGCTGTGCTTTGAGCTTGGTTTCTTCTTCCGATAAATTCTTGAGTGCTGTTACACCGGTGCCGTTATCCTTGCCAACTCCCCGGTTCATTAATTGTTGAGCCAGTGTTCGTTGAGTCACAACCCTTTGAAGCTGACTGCGCACTTCATCTTGTGCTTTCCGATTCTGAAGTTTAAATAGATCTTCCTGCTCCTTGATAAACACCCCTGCGGAGACCACATTGATCTTCATGATATTCCCTGCACTACCAACTTTATCAACCGATGCGGGGATAGCCGTTCCGATCTGCTCCGTCAGCTTCAGGAGTTTGGCATTCTCTTCGGTGGTTCGTTTGGTCTGATCCCGGAGCCTGATGTATTCATCAATCAACGGGCGAATCTCTGTTTGCAAATTTCTGAATACACTGGTCTGCTTATCAGAATCCTTGCGGAGTTTGCCGCCCTTGTCCATGATCTCATCGAGCTTGTCAATGGCCACGTCCAGGATTGGAGAAAGGAAACTATTAATAGTATCACCAACGCCACGCATGGCGATCTCCCACTTCTCACTGATGGCACTCAACCGTCCCTCCATTGTCTGGCTCTGCTTGTCCATCATATTAAAGAAGCGTCCGCCTTGTTCGGTGGCACTTCGGAAAGCCATCTCCACGAGCTGCGCACTTATCGCACCATCCTCCATTCGTTTCTTCAACACGCCAATGCTGATGCCCGTCTTCTCGCTTATAGTTTGCAATGGGTTAAACCCTGCATTCACCATCTGCAATAAATCCTGTCCCATCAATCGTCCGGCAGCCTGTGTCTGGGCATAGGCCAGCGACAGGAAGTGAAGCTTCTCCGCATTGCCTCCGGAGATATCGCCAAGCATTTTTAAGGTGGGCAAAATCTTTTGAGCACTCACACCATAGCCCAGCAGCAGCTTGCCACTCGATTGCAAATCACTCGATTTGAACGGTGTTTGAACGGCCATCTGCTCGATGCCGCTCAGGAGAGAGCGGCCTTGGGCAACGCTCCCGATCATCGTTTCAAAACTGATCCGGGTTTGTTCAAACTCTCGCGAGAGTGCGCTGGCCTTGGTCACTCCCAGCGAAAGTGCTCCGATAAGAGCTGCTGGGCCGAGGAACCTGGTGAGCATGCCGAGCGATCCAGAGAACATGCCTACTTGCTTATCCGTCTGGGCTAAACTGGAACCCAGTTTATCCACGCTCCCTTTGCCAGTGCCAACAGCACGGGCAAACCGGCTCACCTTGTCAGAAGCCTGGTCTTTGATCCGCAGTATGTATTCGTAAATCTTCAAGAGCCTGTTAGTGGTTTCAAACTTCTTTTGCGTTCATCCTCGCGCACCCATTCAATCATCCTCCCGTAACGCGCCCAGTCATCATCACTCAGGTCATTTGGGTCGCGACCCAGGTAGTAAAGAATGCATGCGTCATATTGCAAGTCTGGAGAGTTGGGTATTCGCTTCGCCCACTCTCCTAAAACTTTTTTAATTCAACATCCTTCATCGCCTTCAGCTCCATCACCATCAGCAGCATGGAGAAGTAAACACGGGCGTCCTTTTTTACTGCTTCCAGTTTGCTCTCGTCAACAGCAATCCGGTCGAGCAGGTAAACTCGCTTCATCAATGTTTCAGCATTGCGCTCATCAACAAAGCGTATATCCTGGCGTGTCACTTGTCTTACCTCCAGCTCAACCTCGCCAACCTTGAGCAGGTAATTTCCGCTGTCCATTTCCTCCTTAACAGCTTCAGGAATGTCGAGCATGTTATCCACCTGATCCTCAATGCCAAGCTTAAACTCGTCATCAGTTCTCAGGTCTTTGTCTCCGTCCAGCCAGCAATTGTTCAAAACTGCGTCAACCATGTGGCCAACACTTTTTTGCCGGGCAGTGTAAATGATTTTGATTTTCTTGAAGTCGATGCAGGGATCAAAAACAAAAACCGATTTTCCATCGGCTTTAAGCTCACGCAGGTTGCCTACGCCATACTTTTCCTGCCATTCTTTTTTCTTCTCCTCTAAGGTTTTGCTCATGGTGGTGGTTGTTTAATTTTAATTTTCCCCCCTCCACCCGGAGGGGGATTTAAGGGGAGGCCTAAGTATTGAACTCAATGTTTCCAATAACGATGGGTAGCGTTACCTCAAACATCTGGTCACCTTGGTTCATATCAATAGAGCACTCAGTAAATTCACAATACTTCAGGATGTCGGTGGTAACAGTCTCACCGATCTCCGGAGCCAGTGCGCAGATTACATCAAACGGTTGGATCGCAATCACGCCTTTGGCAGGATTGCCCTGGCTCACCAGCAGCGCACGCAGCTCACTCATTAAAATTTTCACCTCTCCTTCATAGGTAACATTGCCGCGAGAACGGGCTATGGGTTGCTTGCCAGCTCCATAAATGTTGCTCTTCTCCTGCTTCACGGTGTATTTAATGCCACGCAAACCAACAATAGGCCTGCCAAGCATTACCACTTGCAAGTCCTTGTAAGCGTACTCTTCTGAATTGAATGAGGTTAGTGTCTCTGCCATTGTCTAAATTGTTTTAGACCTTATCCTCCCTCTCCTTCGGAGAGGGTTGGGGTGAGGTCGGTTAAGCGGCTACAGCCGGGTTCTCAAATCCTAAAGTCACTTCGATCTCCTTGGCGTATCCCACAGGAATGATGAACACGTTCACGGATATCTTATTCGTGCTCAAAATATTTTGCTTCGGGTCTACCACCACGCGGCAAGAGCTGATCTCGCTATTCACGGTCATGTTCTGGTCGATGGAATTTTTAACCAGCGCCTGGAAGTTCTTGGCTACAGCCGCCAGCATAAAGCCGTCAGTGTCAAGTTGCACTTCATCGTTCAGCTCATTAATGTAAGCCTGGTAGGTGAGCACAATAGCCTTGTCAATCACACGGCCACGAGCCAGGGAGCTGTAGTCATCCGATACCGGAGCCGCAGTCGGGTCATCGTTAAGGAAGTATCCATTCAGTCCCTGGTACTTTCTCAGGAAGATATATCCCTTATCATGAATCGAATCGATCTGGCCAAGGGTGAAAGTTTTAACGTCAGTGGTTTGTCCGGTCAGGAATGCTTGCTGCACACCTACATCACCATCCTTCACTCGCCCTATGTTTCGTTGAACCGGGTTCGCGGCAAGCTTGCCAAGCACCAGGCCAACATGAGCATTCTTGCTTCCGCTCACATCTGTGCTCAGCACAATGCCAACTTCATTATTGGCGCTCGCTCTGAAATCCGTCAGTGAACCAATGGTTCCCTGGAAGTCACGGCCATCCAGCACCGTTCTAAACGGTCTGAACTCAGCCACCATTGCTGCATAGAGCTGCGTGATCTTGGCCGCAGCAGCCGACACATCCGGGTCGAGCTGCCCCGCGTAGGTAGGCGAGTATGCTCCATCAGGAACGCGAGTCACTCCCACGAGCTTGATCACCCCTTGGGCATCGTTCAGCAACTTCTTCAACAGAGAGCTGGCCGTGTCGCAAATGGTGGCCATCGTGGTGGTCTTCGCCACGATCATGATCCACAACTCTTTACCGGTTCCAGCCATCGAGTAGAAGTCCACAATGCTCTTGTAAACATTCAGCGTGTTGGTGGTATCGTATGCAGCAGTAATACCCAAAGCCTCCGCATCTTCAACGGAGAATATCTGGGCGCTCGTGCTCAATGCAAGTCCGGTGGCAGCAATGCCCGTACACACCAGGCCGGCAACTCCATCGTTGGTGTTCTCGGTTTGACCAAGTGCTCCATTTGTTACTTCAATTGATACCTTCGGTGCGGACATACCTTAAAAATTTAATCGTTAAACTTTATTCTTGAGTGTCTCCTTTTGGCTTGAGTGCTTCAGCAACTTTCTCCAGCAGAGCAGCCTTGTTGGGCTGGCCTTCAATCGTAACTCCGCGCTCAACCAGCCATGCCGCGATGTCGGCATTTTTCCAGCTCTCATCCGGATTCTTTTCCCCTTCACCAGGAGGGGGCGGAGGTGGGTTGCTGTCACCGTTTTCTGGTTTCAGCTCAACCGTTTTGCCACCCTTACCTTCTTCTTCAGCAAGCTCCTCATCGGTTGGCTCATCAAGCTGCTTCTTGTGGTAGCTGCTCAATTTGGCCGATGCATCCACCTTGGTCAATGTTACCTGGTGGTTTACAGCATCATTGTAGTTGCTCTGTAAAAAAATCTGGCCATCGCTGGTCTCGTGGATCACGGTGGCGTCAGGATACGATTTGAAATATTCTTTGGCTTTAGCCTTCTGTGCTTTTGTCATGGTCTAAGCAATTTTGTTGATTTTATAAATAACATATCCTACAATAACAAGTATGCTCACACCGGTGAAGGGTCTGCAAAACTTGTCAATGCTATAAGTCTTATATTGAACTACTGTTTCAGTTTTGGTTTCTTGGGTCTCTTCTTTCCTGAAGTGATCAATAATTCTGTCCTTCACTTCCAGCTCAGCCTTCAGGCTGTCGCATCCTCCGGAGGCTGTTAGAACTCCGTTCGAATCAATGTTTACATGCACAAATCCGCCACCATCTGTGGCTTCAATTTCTTTCGGTTTTGGTTTTCTGGTTGCTGAATCGCATTCAACCAGGAGAGTGACATCAACCTTCCTTCCAGGTAGATTAATATCAACCATGCGCGAAACTTCAGAGACGTGTGTAGAGTCAGTTACCTTTGAGGTGGTGGAAGACACAACCTTACGGCTGCATCCCGCCACCACCAGCAAAAGCACTAAACCTAAACCAATCAATTTTTCGCGCATGGTTTTAAATATCTTTTATGGATTAACTAAGTGGTGGCTTGTCTGTAACCCACCGGCTCACTTTATAAATGTTGGCCTTCACTCTTCGGTTGCGTGATACCTGGCCTCCCCAGTTGCCCTCCACGGTTATACAGTAATCCCCGTCTCGTGGCCACTGATCTATAAATCCAACATGCCCGATGTATCCTTTGTCTGCATACCAGAGTCCGAAAACGTCTGCCTTTTTTGGAGTGAGATTGTTTGGCTTGCCCTTGGTGTAAACAACATTTTTGCTGAACCAACTGGGTGCCCAGGCGTTTCGCAAAGCTGTCACATCGGCTTTCAGAAAAGTCCAACTGACAAATGCAGCGCACCATTCATAGCCCTTGCCGCTCTTTCGGATGTAAGCCTCATTATCTAACCAGGTAACAGCGAGCACTTCGTTTACGAATGCCCCGTCATTTTTTCCTGTGAGTTCCTTTACTCCAATCTTAGCGGTGTAGATTTCAGCCACCAATTCTATGGAAGCCTTATTCATTGCCGGTTGCCCGGTGTCCTGTTTTACAGGACTTGCATAGCTAGCAGTAAGCCCAATAAATAGAAGGCAAATACTGCAAAAGAGAGTTTTAATTTTTCCCATCGTTTATCTTCGGTTAGTGTTACGAAGTCCCTATCAAAATCATCAACCAGGTACTTGAATAATCCTGGGTTAGTGAAGCTCATGATCACCTTTGCGCTGAAGCTGCAAACACAGAATACCACATGTCCGAAAATCAACTTCTGCCAAACGGCAGAATCATACGTGGCGGCTGTAGGATCGATCCAATGAATGAGCTGCGGACTTAACCCCCAGAGTAAAACTCCAAGTGGCCCAAGCCATAATTCGTTGTATCGTTTTAAAAATTTCATCATTGCTCTTTTCATTTTACTTGGCCACGAAGGCCGCGATTATTCCGCTGATCATTCCACTCACAAAACCTCCAACACCTCCCCACACTTTGCTTTTTGTCTCCAGCGTGTTCACCTTCAAACTCATGTCGTGCAGCTCCTCCTTCACATCTTTATGCTCCTGGCGCTGCTCCTCCTGGTAGGCCATCCAGTTCCTCTCCATATCCTCCTGCTTGGTAGCCACCACGATCAACAGCTCGCGTGCAGTAAGCTTGTTTAAATCTATGGGCTCTCTGTCCTCGGCCATTCATGTTGCAGGTTAGGTAATCACCTGGTGAGACTCGTGCCGGTTTAAGGGCAGCGCTCACCAGGCGCTCGTGTACCTAGTTCTTAGTTGTCTTCTACAAGAGCTGCAACTCCTTTCTCGCTGAGGCGGCTCATGGTTCCACCACCGCGCATCATGATGTTCATGCTCTGTCCACCGGCATAGTCAGGACGTGGAGCCGGGTCCATATTCACCAGGGCAGTGCCCTTGATGTAGCGAACATGCTTGGTGTGGTAGAAAATTGCTGAAAGGTTATCAGTTGTAGCCGTAGCAGCTCCGATTGCTTTCTTCGCTGGAGTAGAAGCCTCTGTGAATACTTGCGTCTCAGAGCGCAAGAAGATGTCAAAGCTGAATATCTTCATTATCGCACCCTTGGCCAGCAACTGGTTGTTCTCATCACTGCCTTGTCCGTATGCTTTTTTAAGAGCGATCAGGTCTTCCAGGAAGTAAGGGTTTACTACAGCTCGCCTGTTTTCAACAGGAATGTTAAGGCTGTTGAACAAAGTGAATGCCCACATCCAGTCAGCCTCAATCGAAACCTTGCGGGTGCCGGTGGCACCAGGTGCATGAGCTGCACGGGTCGTGCCGCCAGTAGTCTGGCGGATAAAGTTTGCCCCTGCTGTAGCTGAAGGTGCCCAGCCATACATGATCCGGTTCGCTAGATTTTTGTCAAGCGAGTTCGTGTGCTTCTCCAGCTTCTTCGCCCGCTTATCATAGCTCACCAGCAACTGGTTATTATAGGTAACCAGGGTCGGCTTGGTGATGAGGAGGTCGGCACCATACTCTTTCTTGGTGTCCTCCTCGATGTTGATGGGCAACGGAAGTTGGGTTGGGTTTACAACCACCTCAGCTTCTCCATCCTCATCTTGAGGAATTTCGATTGTCTCCACGTCAACAGCGGCCTCATCCACCTGGCATCCAGCGTAGAATGAATTGTCCGGATACAGCTTCATCTGAACATCGCTGCTAAAAAGTTTCTTTAATACTTCGGCCATAAATTTTAAATGGTTAGTTGATTTGAGCTGAGGTTCCAAACGGTTTGAATGATGTGCCGTCATAGAAGAAGCTTTGCGTCTTCGTCTTGGCGGTCACGCCCACAATGGCTGGCCCGTCTATGCCGGTGCCAAGTGTGAGATCGAAACCATTGGTTTGAGCAGGCACTATCAAGTGAACGATAGCACCCTCCCGAACTTGACTGTCAATGGTCAGGTCAAGAGTTGCGTCTGCCGTAAGTTGAGCCAGTGTAAGAATGGTCAACATGTTGGTAATGGTGGCCGCGATTGTGGTGGCGAAAGCCAGGGTCTGCTCATCAGCAGCTCCTTGTGGCCAGTTTATTTTTTCTATACTCATTTGAGTTATTGATTAATCGATTTGAACATAAGCGCCCATCGGCCTGAAGGCAGTGCCGTCATACATAAATCCTTGTGTGTTAGTCTTTCCAGCCACGCCAACAATCGCGGGGCCGTCAATGCCGGTGCCAAGTGTCACGTCATCGGCATCACTCGTGGCAGGTACTTTAATCGCCAGGATCGCGCCCTCACGCACCTGGCTGTCAATAGTCAGGTTGAGTGTGGCTACACCTTCGAGAACTTCCAAGGTCAGTATGGTGAACATATTGACAATGGTGGCCGCAATAGTAGCACCGTACTCAAGCGTCTGCTTGTCTGCTGCTCCGAAGGGCCAGTTTACTTTCTCGATTGTCATGGTTTAAGCGCCTGCCAGTTTTTGGATTTCGTCAGTCGTTGGCTTGTAGCCATGCGCCTTCTCGAAGAGCGTGGCATACTGTTCTGGTTTGGCTTGAGCCATTGCCAGCAAGCCAGCAGAATCTTTCTCCTGCCAGTTAGCAAGAGTCCAGTCCTTCCGGTCTGTGGTTCCTTCACCACCTTTCAGAGCTGCAACCAGTTCGGTAATGCTCAAAGGCTTCGGTACTTCTGCTGCCGCAGTCGCTTCAACCTTTGCATTAGGATCAGGAGGCAGCATCTCAATCGCGAGCTGCGCATCGATGGCAGCAAGCTTCTTAATGCTGGCGATTTTCGTTTCATCCGTAACTCCTCTTGCCTTCGCCAGGGCAACTACGCTGTTCACTATTACATCGTTCACAGGTGCAGTGGTCGGAGCTGCCGGTGCTGAAGTTGCAGTCGCAACCGGAGCCGGAGTCGAAGCGGGAGCTTTTGCCGCAGTCGCAGCCGCTAAAATTTCTGCATCAGTAGCTTCTGCCTTCAGGCTATAAAGCTTGATAAGAGCATCACGTGTTTCTTTATTCATTGCGTTGTCAGTTGTGTCGAGTTGTGATTGATAATGAGCAGCCATCTCCAGGAGTGTGGCCTCTTCTTTTTCCAATGGCTTGAGTTTGCCTTCAACGATCTCATCGATAAGTCCTTCCTTCAGTGCTTGCTCAGCAGTAAACCAGGTGTCTTTTCCTTCAGCCATCCAGTTGTCAAGAATCCACTTCGAGTCGCGTTTGGTTTTCTTGGCGTAGATATCCGCCAGTGTTTTGTTGAGGCTGGTGAGTAAGTCCGCATAATCACGGATGTAGTTGGCCGATCCAAACACGCCACCAGTTCCCTGGTGAACCATCAGGCGCGAGCCTTTAACCATTCTGCGCTTGTGGCAACCTTGCAGCATAGCGCTGGCCATGCTGGCGGCAATGCCTTCCACAGTTCCGACAATGATGATGTCTTGTTGAGACATCTGGCTCATGCAGGCTATGCCTTCAAAGATGGAGCCACCGGGTGAGTTGATCTTCAGGTTTACACTTTCATAACCTTTGGCTTTAGCGTCACCGATTTTGTTGAACAAATCTTCAGCGCGAACACGTCCCCACTCGCTTATACTTCCGTACAGCAGAATGTCTGTTTCTTTTTCCGACTTGGCGCGCAGTTCAAACATTTTTTTTCGGTCGTGTGAAATATTGAAGCCCAAAAATGTTCTACCTTTCCCGCGACTGCAACTACACCTGGTGGTGTCCTCCTCTTATTCACTAGGTCACCTTACTCATTTCGCCAGGTCACCTTATTCTCACCCCTTCACTCCCAAACAATTCAAGTAAATCCAAACCATTTTTGCGTGAGTTAACAGCACGCAATGGCCAAGAACGATAAGACTTCAGCAGCGCAGGATTTGTATAATGCCGGTTGGGAACAAAACCGGATCGCGATCATCCTGGAATTGAGTGAGCAAACAATTTCCAACTGGAAAACTAAATACAGTTGGGAGGAAAAGCGTGCCACCAAAAACATGAGTCGCGAAGTGGCTGAAGAGCGTGTGTGGAAACTGATCAACTTCCAACTCAAGGTGCTCGATCTTCAGGTCGATGATCAGGAAGAGAAGCTGAAGAAGAAAGAGATCACCGATTTGAAACCCCTCGATAAAGGCGATGTCGATGCCTTGCAAAAACTGTGGACAACCGTTAAGACCAAGCAGCTCGATTGGACGGTAGTGGTAACCAACATCAAAGACCTGGTCGCCTTCATTGCCGAGCGTGACAACGAGCTGGCCAAAGCCCTGCTCAATCATTCCGATGACTTCCTGAACTACAAACGCAAGAACTTATGAGTTGGAAGGTCACCGATAAAACATACAAGGAATGGCTCGACCTCTGCATGAGAGTTCGAAGTGCAACCGGCCAGCTCGCCCAGGAGCGATTTGAAACAGCTCAGCAAAAGGCCGACCGGATCAAGGATTTACTCAAGCCTGGCAACTTCGAAAAGTTCTGCCGATACTACTTCGGCCACTACATGGATGCCGAGTTCGCTTGGTTCCACAAAAAGGCTGGTAAGGATATCCTGGCCAATGAAGATATCATGATCGGCCTGGAGTGGCCACGCGAGCACGCTAAGTCGGTTCTGGTAGATGTGTTTATCCCCATGCGGCTCAAAGCATCAAACGAACTCACCGGCATGATCCTGGCCAGCGAAACGGATTTGAAGGCTGCTGTCCTCCTGGGCGATCTCCAGGCAGAGCTGATGGAGAACAAACTCTTCATTGCAGACTTTGGAGAGCAGCGCACAATCGGCAACTGGAGCGAAGGCCACTTCGTCACCACCGATGGAATTGGCTTCTGGAGTTTTGGTATCGGGCAAAACCCTGCCGGTGTTCGCAAAGCTGCAAGACGACCGAACTATGGTGCTATTGATGACGCGGCCAACAAGCGCAGGTCAAAGAACCAGGAGCGCATTAAAGCTGATGTCGATTGGGTGCTGGGCGATTTCCTCGGCTGCTTGGCAATCAAATCTTCGCGCATTGTATTCGCCAATAACCGGACGTGCAAGAATGATCTGATGGCTCACCTGGTTGGCGATCTGAACGAAGGTGATCCCATCCGTGAGAACCTGGTGCACATCAAAGTTTACGCAACGGAAGACCCTCGAACACACAAGATGCTGCGCATCGAGGATGGTGGTGTACCGGCATGGAAAGAACGCTACACCGTAGAACAACTGGAAGCACGAATGGCCAAGATGGGTTATCGCAATGCCATGCGAAACTTCTATCACATCGACATTCAGGATGGTAACGTATTCAAAGAAGAACACCTTCCCTGGCTGGATATCCTTCCGCTCGATAAGTACGAAGCGCTCATCACATACAATGACCCCAGCTACAAAGACAATGGCGACACCAAGGCCATCGTGTTGGTGGGTAAGAACGGCTCATACTACGATGTCATTTGGGCTTGGGTACGCCACGCTTCACGATTGGCAATGGTCAAGGCTCACTATCTCATCGATGATATATTGAAGAGCAAGACACGCAACGAGGGAATTGTGCATGGCAAAAACGAAGTCATTTGTCCGCACTACATCGAAGCCAACCTATTGCAGGAGGAGCTCTTCATGAAAGAGTATCACAACGAAGGCGACCGAAGAGGTGTGAGGCTACGCATCCGGCCAGACAAACGAGCCAAGGGCGATAAGCGAGGACGCATTGAAGACCTATCACCAATCGCGGAGAGTGGTTGTTTGCGATTTAATAAACGATTACAGAAAGACCCGGACATGATCAATCTGCGCGATCAGTTCCTGGCTTTTCCCAGTGGGCATGATGACGGCCCAGACGCAGTCGAAGGCGGCATCTTTATTCTAAACAAAAAATTCAAGCACAATGGAGGAGAAAGAAAACCCCGCACCGGAGTCTACAAGAGATCGCTTGCGCGATCTGGATAGGCGTTACTTCTGCTTTTACAAGCGCAGGGCTGTGTTGGTGATGCGCTCAAGAATTGTGATCCAAATGCGGGAGCAGATAGACTGCTGCTGCCCGAATCACAACATCCGATTCACTTACTTATTCAACTAGCTATGGCTGACAGTGCTTACATATCAAAACCCGACTACAAATACATGATGCGCACCAATCGGCTCGACCAGATTCTGGAAGCTGCCGATGAAGATGAAGACGCAATCCTGGACAGTGCCGAGAACGATGCGCTGGGTCTCATTCGAAACTCGTTAAGCCCCCGTTACAACATGGAGATTGAGTTTGGTAAAACGGGTGACGACCGCAACAGGTATGTGTTTCGAATGGCCAAGCTGCTGGTGATCTATTTTATTTACGAGCGTGTGCCCGATGAGATGCGCCCGGAGAGTGTCACGGCCAACTACGAGTGGGTGTTGAAAGAACTTCAAAGAATTGAAGAAGGTAAAAAGCAGGTGGTCGGCCTCACGGACGTCACAGTAACCGATGACAACACAGGCGAATCGGTGCCCAAGACAACCAGGCGCTGGGGAAGTATCCCGAAGCGCAGCAACGATGGAGGATCACCCGCATACCGAAACCGATAACTATTTATGGCAAACCTATTAGAGAAAATTTTACCAACTAAGTGGCGCAGCGATTCCCGCGCTCTGGATAAGTTCCGGGCGGAGATGGAGAAGATGAAGGCCAAGAATCCGAAGCGGATCAGCGAGTCACTAACATTGCGCAGACCGTTCCTGGCCACCATGCAACAGGATGAGCTGAAGATGGCGGTTGAATTGGCAAAGAACCCTGAACGGCCTCGCAGGGATTTACTCTATGCCATGTATGAGGAGCCCTGGGAGAATGACGGCCACACCATTGGTGAAACCCGCAAGGCAATCCTCAAAGTAGTGGGATCACCTTTTGGCGTATTCAATAAGGGTAGCGAGGAGATTGACGAAACAGCTACACGGTTGCTCCAGCGCAAGTGGTTTGAAGACTATCGGAAGTTCCATGATCAGGCACTCTTCTGGGGGCACTCACTCATTCAATTCGTGGAGATGGTTCCCAGCCAGGAGAAAGGCCTTCCATTCGAGTTTAAGAAAGTGGAGTTGATTGATCGCTACCACGTTCGCCCGGAGGAGGGTTTCATTGTAATGGATACGTCACACGATACGGGCATCCCTTTCCGCGATGAGAAATTTAAAAAAGGGTTGTGGTTGATGGAGTGCGGTGAAGAAAAGTACCTCGGCCTCTTGCGCATGGCTACCAAAGAATACATCTGGAAGAATTACGCTCGTGGTGATTGGAGCCGCCACTCCGAAAAGTTTGGCATGCCCATGCTGGCCATCAAGGCAGACACCACCAACGATAAAGAGTTGAATGAGCTGGAAGACATGGCCAAGAATTTCGGCAACAATCTCTGGATGATACTGAAGCCGGACGATGAGGTGGATATTAAAGAGCCAACCTTCAAGGACAGTTACCAGATTTACAAAGAGCTGGTGATTATGTCTAACCAGGAGATCAGCAAAGGCATGAGTGGTGGCACCGGCACCAGCGATGAGAAATCATTTGTGGGCAGTGCCGAGGTGCATGAGAATATCCTCAATGAATTTACTGAAGCCAACAAGCGCGCACAGACTTACCACATCAATGAAGAACTTTTCCCATTCTTGATGGAACATGGTTACCCGTTCGAAGGCAAGGAATTTCGTTACCTAGATTATCAATCTAACCAGGAGGAGGATGACCCTGAGCCTTCCGACAAAAGACCCGGGTCGGGCGCTGGAGGTCGCCCCGCAAAAAAGTCCAGAGCTTCCGCTCGATTTACGCTGCGCATGCAATAGAGCAGGACGTAGATCACCTCTACAGTCTCTGCTCACATTTTCACGTCCATGAGTTGTTATTAGCTGTTGCTGATCTCGACAATTACATTCAGCGTGCTATCAATAAAATTTACAAAGGCAGGCTCGAACCTGGTCAACCTGATCCGGGATTGGTAAAGGCCACAGCGGATGAACTATGGAAAGGAATTCTCCAGGGCTGGAAGTCAGACCCCGCCAACGCAAAGTTTGGAAGCCAGGAACAGCGCCTTCTCATTCAGCTTCGCTTCAATACATACATCACCAGTGTGTTTAAGCACCACCACAGCAGCTTGGCCATGTCGCGTGAATTGTTCGATGCCGGTGGAAAGCTTCGCTCGTTCAAAGAGTTTCAGAACGCAGTTAAAACGCAGGTCGATCCAAAGTATAACCAGCAATGGTTGAAGACTGAATACAACACTGCCATCGCTTCAGCTCAGCAAGCTCGCAAGTGGACAACCTATGAGCGAAAGGGCGGTTCAATTACTTATGTGGCTGTACTTGACTCACGCACACGTCCGGATCATGCTGGCTGGCATGGTGTCACGCTTCCGGTAGATAATGTATGGTGGAACTATCACTTTCCTCCCAATGGTTTCAATTGCCGGTGCACCACCAGGTGGGCAGGCACTGAAGCGAAAGATGTTTCACCAAAAACTAATGAAGATGTGCCTGCTCAGTTTAAAAACAATGTCGGCAAAACCGGCCAGGCTTTTACTGATGCAATGCCATACTTCACGGTCGAAGGCGCATTCGCGGATGAAGCGGCCAGGCTATTTGGTTTTAAACCTCCGGTGAATCCGGTTAAATATTCGAATAACATGCGGCTGTTCGAAACCTTGACTACTGATCCGCACTATTCCCAGGTGTTTACAGATAACCTGACTGGCGGCTATGTGTTCGCACACTCGCTGGCCGATCAAAAACACCTGGCCACCAATTTACGAGCCGCAAAACGTTTGGCAATGAATGGTGAGTCTGTGATCATCAGGGAACATCTCGAAGGCATAAAGAATCCGGAGTACCTCATCAATGGGAATTTACTGAGCGATCTGAAAACACCATTAACATCCAGTGGCATAAACAATCGATTCAAGAGTGCAGCCGCCCAGATGTTGAATCACCTGGTGCTGGATGCTGAAAGCTTAACAATCGACAAGGTCGTGGAAGGCATTAATCGCGGCTTCAGGAACAATCGCTCCATTGATAGCCTTATACTGATATATGGCAAGCGGGTTATTGAGTTAAACCGCGAACAGTTTCAACGAGGAATGATTAAACGGGAGATACTGGATGCCCTGAAATAAAAAGACCCGGCACTGGACAATTGTCCCGGCACCGGGGGGCGTTCGTAAGAACAGAACAAAGATATGGCAATGTTTCGGAATATTAAAAACGGTAAGGAATTCAGCAGGGAAATGGCCGAAAGCCTTCAAAAATTTACGCTGCTGGCCGGTAAGCGCCTGCCTGAAAAGGTAGCCGTAGAGCTGGAGAAGAATATACACGAGAGCTTCGAGGTAGAAGCATACCAGGATGGCAAGAACAATAAGTGGCAAGGGCGTAAGAAATTAGCAAAGCCACAACGAAAGATATTGATCGGCCAACAGGGTGGAACGCTGCACCGAAGTATTGAAGTAGAGCACAATGGCAATGAGATCAGAGCCTCAACCGATGTGGTCTACGCATCAGTGCACAACGAAGGAGAGAAAGCCGGTCGTGGCGCAGGCTTCACCATGCCCAAGCGGCAATTCATGCCAGCACCAGGTGAGGCTAACCAAAAGCTCGACAAGCAAGTGGAGAAGTGGCTCGATAGCGAGATGGACAAAATTTTTAATTAACCGGGAAACAGCGTAATCTGAATGGAACAAAAGTATGGGAACTTTCAAAATTGAAATTATTGCGGTTGGTGGTCACGGTGTTGACCGCAGCAAAAAAGATGGAGAGCAAGTTGACTTCAACGAAGGAGGAGACTCTACTCCAGATTCATTGGCAAAAGAATTCGTAGAGTTGCTAAAATCAAAAGGCTGCTCATTTGACTATGAAGGTCATGGTGCAACTATCACGCATTGGCCTGGTCAAGAATCAGAAGTTAAAGACGACTTACTGACTGGTGTTCGAACCGGCAACTTCTAACATTCCAATTGCCTGGGCAAGCAGGCAATTTTAAACTCCTTTAATCACCAATTAAAATAAAATCCCATGTTCACATACCCATTCGAAATACTAAAGAAGCGCCTCACCGACCAGGTCACTGAGCTACGCGAGATTGATTGGTACATGAACCAGGATGATCTCAAGGACAAGAACGCGCTGCTCGTGGCGGCTCCGGCATTGTATATACAATTCCTCCCAGTCCAGTTGGAAGACCTTGGCTACGGCATGCAAAAAGGTGAAGCTGATTTTGATATCATACTCCTCACCGAAACAATGCACACCACCGGCAGCAAGCGGTTGAAGAAAGAGCAGCCGCAGGATCACATGCGCCTGTTCGATAAGGTTTACAAAAACATTGCTGGCTTCAGTTCGTTGATCAGCTACCTGCCGGAGTTTGCCGCACTGGAAGACACGGCCAATGATCTGCGCATCATGAATACCATCAGGCGCCTGGGCGTTCCAACCCCACCACATGGCACACTCAAAGGCATCATGAAAAGCGTTCAACGATTCCGCACCATCATCTGGGATCACGTCAAGCTCCCGGCTCTCACGGTGCAGTCTCCCACACCACCGGTGGAGATCGTTCCAGGCATCGAATAACCCCGGTGGAACGTTCTGGCGATTGACTCCGTTTTATAAGAAACCACCAAGCAAATGGAGTCAAAAGCATTAACTCCCAGCATTTCGGGTATTCCCCTGGGCAACCTGCAACAAGCAACCCTGTTCGTTATGCCAGAGATCAAGAAGCCAACACGAGAGGAAGTAAACAAGCGGGTCAACACCATTAAGGCGGCTAACCTGGAACGCAGGAACGAGACAATCAAAAGTCGGTTCGATGTACTTTACAACGAAGAGCGTCTCCGGTATGACGATGTTATAAAAAAATTGGCCGAGGAGTTCTCCCTGGCCAATAGCACCATTGAATCGGTGTTGAAGGGTTAGTTGTTCGCCTGGCTCCTGATGGAGTCCATGTGTGCATCCCATCGTTTACCCTCCGCAGCAAGTGAATCGCTTACCTGTTTGGCTTTAGCCTCAAGTTCACTCTGTAGTCCTAAAATATCTTCCTTAGTCATGGCTTTAGATACAGCCAGCACGGTGGTATCCATAAATGAAATCTGTGCAGTGTCGTAAATAAACAACGCGCCTCCGGGCATGTCATAAATCTTGTCTGGCTCACCCAGCTTGGCAATCACAACAGACTTTCCCATGCCCTGGTGAATCATAGAAACATCAGTCTTGCTGAAGCATGAATTCAGTCCGGCAATGATTGAAGCCACAACGATTATAATAGCGCCCAACTTAATTTGACCTCCATAGATAAACTGGTACTCTTTCATGATTTTTTCTTTTTATTCAAAGTTAAGTAAACTCGTAATACTCGTTCGTATTAACAATCGTTGTTTCAAACGGGAACCCATCACGAGGCACCAACTTAATTTGATTCATCAGCGGATTTGACCCAGTAAACACTACCCGTTTGTCACTGTCCTTTTCAATCTGCAAGGTCATGAAGTCAGTGCCAGGCTTCTTTTTTGATGGCTCGATCTTGAACTCCAGCACTTTGATTGACACATTCAGTATCTTCCTAATGGATATACTCTCGCCTATGAACCTCCTGTCCACAGGCTTGATATTGAAGTCCTTAAAAGTTTTCATTGGCTCAACAGTTTTTTGGTTAAATGATTGCAGTCAGCATGCCCCAACCAACCGCGATAAGATGGTATTGAAACATGATTCGGGTTATTGGATAGCTTTCTGGCGAATGCCTGTTTAATGCTCTTCCTGATTTTGATGTGGTCGTGACGGGAAACATAGCCCACATAATCGATGCCGCGAGCTGCCACAGGAAACACCTGGTGATTCTCTTTCACTTCCAACTTCAGAGCGCTCAGGTATTGCTTAATCTCTACCAGCAAAGTATGCAGCCTGTCTTTGTCAGAGTCCAGGATCACAACATCATCGGCATATCGGTAGTAATATGGCTTTCGCTTCTCCTGTTTTATCCACTTGTCGAAATCCGACAAGTAGAAGTTTGCCAGGTACTGGCTTAGATAGTTTCCAATGGGCAGACCGGGAGCGCTGGCAATGATCTCATCCAGCAGCCAGAGCAAGTCATTGTCTTTGAACTTTCTCCGGAGGAGCATCTTCAGTACATCGTGATCAACGCTCGGATAGAATTTCTTTATATCAAACTTCAGGCAATAGCGTGTGCCCTCAGTGTCTTGTAAGTCTGTTTTGAGTTTGTGCAGCAAGGCGTGAATGCCGCGCTGTTTAATGCAGCTATAAGTATCCACCGTGAACGACCTGACCAATATTGGCTCCAGCACATTCATAATGGCGTGGTGAGCGATCCGGTCAGGGAAATACGGAAGCCTGTAAACTTCCCGCTCCTTCGGTTCAAACACTTTGAAAATATCGTAAGGTGATGTTTTATATGTCTTAGATTCGAGCATGTCCTGCAACATCAACAGGTTACCCTCTTTGTTTCGGTTGTGCAGTCGCACACCGTATTGATTGGCTTTACCCTGCTGAGCCTTTCTATCGGCCTCTTGCAGATTAGCCTGGCTTGTGATCAGGTGATATAGGTTACCGATGCGTTTCATCACTGTATAAATTCCGTCCTCTCGTCATTCAGCATCCATGTAATACCGTTGCCTCCTGGGCCACTCCGATAAAACTCACCAGTAACGATTACGCGAATTCGCTCGGCTCTGTATAGTTTATAGTGACCGCATCGGGTGCATTTCTTCGGATAGCCCTTCTTGCTTTCATTCGCTCCATTACATCTTACGCATCGATAGTACATAGATTAATAGTTTTAATTCCACTTTGCTTGTCGTGACTTGCCTTCGCTCGCGCTACCAACAAGTCAGATTTTAACTACGTGATTTTTTGCCAAGAGGCACGGCCTGCAACAGTTATTATCTTCAGCATAGGTGCGAGCTGACATTCGAATTCGAGTTCCAGTTATCGTAGTCGTTATACTGAAAGCCGGAAGAACCGCCCAAACCATCGCACAGCCTGTTTTCATTTTACTTCTTCTTTCCCTTCTTAGTATAGTACGTTTTGTACAGCTTCAAGAAGTTCTTGTTCTTCACCACATGCATCATGGTAGGGTGATCAATAAAGCAAAGGCGCGAGCCGACACACGAACCCGAGACCCGGTAACCGAAGTCGCTATACCGAAAGCCGGAAGAACCGCCCACGAAGTATGGTTCATACTTTACCTGGTCTGGATCATCATGGTCAGCTATCCACTCCTTACCTCCGTTGGCAATGCGGTTGGCAGCGCTAATAACGATCACTAACATAGCATGAGCCTTCTCAGCCTCTCTATCTTTCTCAGGAAAGAACTTAAAGTCAGGGATCACCTTCTTTGAGTCGAGCCCCTCAACCTTGCAAGCGGCTTCGAACGATTTTAGTTGTGAGAGTTTCATTGTACGATTATTGTTTTGTACCACTTCGTGAAAGTCTGCCCGGCATGAATAGCATCATCCGGCTCCAGGAAGCAAAGGCGCGAGCCGACATGCGAATACGAGTACCAGACATCGTAGACGTAATACCGAAAGCCGGAAGAACCGCCCACGAAACGAGGCTCATACTTCACCTGGTCTGAGTTGTCAAAGTCAAGGGCTACATCGCCATTGAGTGACTTTTGGAGCAACTCAATGAAACGTGTGGCGCGTTCATGCGGCCTTAAGCCTTCGCACCACTTCTCGAAGCTTTCCCATGTGTAGCCGTTGTCAGTCAGCACAGCTTCATCGGTGTTGAGCCGCTCACGCTTGGCTTTTTCTTTGTACGTTCCTTGTCCGGTAGATTTATCGAACGAGTCGATAAGGCATCCATCCGGAATGTCAATTTTGAAAGTGTTCTGTTGTTTTGTTTGCATATAAATTATTGGTTTAAAGTTTGAAATAGTTTCAGTTGATGTTTCCTGTTGTGGTTTCTGCCATACTTACGGTTCATGATGTGATGACCTATATCATGGTTGAGATGACACTTTTGACAAAGCGCAGCGAGGTTGGAGAAAATATTTTTCGTTTTATCTCCATTCAAATGTGCTACTGTTAAAACAATCTTTGTGAACCCATGATACTTCAGGCTCTCAGTCATATTGCTGTGTGAGTATTTAATTCTACAGTGAATCATATCCCACTCCTGGTGACCTGGCCTTCTGTACGTTCCATCAGGCAACCTCTTAATGACCGCACCATTCTCAATGCCACACCACTCGCACTTATTGCCAGCACGCTTCGAGCGGATCAATCGACTAATCAGTGTCCACTTCGGGTGATATTCGCGATAGTCAATGGGCATGATCTACTTTTCTTTTTGTTTTCTCAACAATCTGGCGAGCACATTCACACGCTCACCGTTTTCAAACTGAACTAACATATTAGAGTTCTTACCACGAATACACTTACCGTTTTTTGTAACAGCCATGCAAAGCGCTCCACGTAATTCAGGTCTGGTCATTTTATCTCCTAGGTATCGGTAATATTTCATCGAAGTAATCGAATGGATGTCCGTTAATCGTCATGGCAATCAAATCAACCTTCTCACCTCCCTGAATAAAAGTTTGCACCATCTGCTTAGTGAGATAGATAGGCCTCACTTCAATTCTGGGGATGTTCTGCTTCCTCATTATCTCCATAGCCTTCTCAAGGTCATTTATCGAAATTGTTTTCCTATCCATTCATCAACTCTTTAATCCGCTTCGTCTCCCTGGCATTAATATCGTTGGCTCGTTCTGCCATGTATGCATGGTGATCGAAATCCTTCTGCCGGTTCAAATCAACCAGCCTCCACGGGTGGCTGTCTTTCCACACACCCGTCTTATCATTGTTGGCAATACGCTGGTTGCGCTCCATGCCAATCTCCTGCATGTCTTTCTGGTAATCGTGCAGCCATATCATGATCACAGCAGCGTCCACACGGTTGTAAACTTTGCCCCGTGTGCCATTCTTTACCTGGTGGAAGCATAAGGCCACATCCTCCAGGGTAAGGCCACCAAATTGATATAATAGCCTCAGTGCTACTTCGTCAATCATGTCAGGGCTCATTACCTCGCTGGTGGTGTGGTAGAGCACAACATTGGCCACAAGCAGCTTCAACAAACGCAGGGCTTCATTTTCATCCTTCAACCGCAGCTCGCACAGTAGCGGATATTCTGGCACCTCGGCCATTTGCTCTTTTAGTTCAGTAGCCAGTGCAGTGATTTCGTTGAGGCACTTCTTTCTCTCCATCCTGTTGCCCAGGCGTGGAGGAGTCTTCTTAAAAAAACGGTAACTGTTGCGCAGGCTCTCCAGCTCAAACTCCAGGTTCAGGCGCAACTCTCGCGAGTCCAT